CAAACAAAGCCATCTGGAAGTTGTTGTAGTGTGTTGTGAGTTTCTCGTGCTTTTTTACTAGTACTTTATTAACATTGTAAATAATTTTGAGACACATTTTTTGGGACACTGGGTTTTTAAAAAATAGACTAGCGATATTTTTGTTGTCTAACTTTAATCCAAGAATCAAAAACTTCCCATATATCTGGTAAATTTTCCTTCCATACATCCAATATTTCTTGGGTATTAATATATATAATAAATTCCATCACGATAGGAAAATGTAAAGTTTTTTGTAAAAACATGTAAAACTTGTCCATCTTTTCAGCTCCGCCAGGTAGTTCATTTAGATACTGACTGGTCATATTTGGAAGATTTTGATACTTGGTATAATCAATATTCAAAGCCATTTGAAAGTTGTAGTGTATGTTCGTGCTTTTTTACTAGTACTTTATTAACGGTGTAAGTAATTTTTAGACACATTTTTTGGAACACTAGGTTTTTTTAAAAAATTAAACACATTGTGTTGTAACTATATTAGTTCCAATCTGCATATTATTAACAAGTGAGTGACACATAACACAAGATGTTTGTTCAGTAAACTTTACATAAACAGTTCCTCTAATAATCTTGAGGTTGGAAAGTTTACCAAACTGTGACAATGTATCACGCATATGAGGATACTTGATAGTTTCAATTATACCTGAACCTGAAAGAGGTGCTGAATCGGGAATATTTTTAAGGATAAAATTAAAATTATTCTTGACAAGTTCTTTTTCCAACTTGTCAAGAAGAGTATTTAACTTGGCGGTGGCTGAAACTGGATTCATCTTGGCAAGTACTGAAATTAATTGTATAATTGGTACATATTTTGGAAATGTGTAAGCTTCAGTGATAGCCATGAGATCCATGACACGACTGCATCCCTTTGGATTCAAATAATGAACAGTAGTAAACATTTTTTTACTAGTACTTTATTTTAAACTTGATTAATCTTGAGACGTGTTTTTTATTAAAATATGTTTTTAAAAATAATTAACCAAGACTATTAACTAGGCGTTTCATTTCGCGAGTCCATGTACAAGATGGAAGAACCCATTTAGATGGGTATAATGCCATACTTAGTTGAAGTTTATATTTTAGGACCGCCTTGGATCCACATATAGTTTTTATAGAAACTTCAACATCATTCATTGAAACTTGTTTACGACAACAGGGACAGTTTATAGATGCTTGAATAATAGAATTGGTTATACAATCTTTACAAAATACATGGGGACAACTCAACTTCATAGGATTCTTGATAGTATCCAAACAAATTGCACAAGTATCATCATTCAATTTGTTTAGGGGGTTGTGTTGATTACAGAAATCTGTTTCACCCACACACTTGCGTTTACACTTGCGGTCACTTGTGGTAATAGAAGTACAACGATTCATTTTGTTTTTAATAGTAGTTTATTTTTTACTTGGGTAAAATTAATACACGTATTTTAAATTTCAAACCAAGTTATATAATTTTCCCAATCAATATATTTAAATATTTTATACCCAAGTTTGACAAGTTCTTCAAAAGGGCTTGGTATATGTTTAAGATTTACATGTTCTGGATTTACTGTTTGACTATTATGTTCAAAAAATATAACTGGTTTATATTTTTTAATAGTTTCACGAGCTCCCCATAAAACTAAACCTTCGGCTCCTTCTACATCAATCTTCATATAATCAAGACCTGGTAAATTCAATGAATCAATGGTTACTATATCCATTTTTTCACCTCCTTTACCAATTCCTAAACCTCCTTTATTACATCCACCTCCATTCATATCCTTATCAGCGGCTTCCAAAGGAGATAATTCTAATTGTGTTTATATATGGCCTAATCCACAATTAAATAATTTTACATTATTTGTCAACTTATTTCTTAATATAATAAATAATCTTTTTAAGTATAAAGAAGTAAATCTTAAGTTAAGAATGATTCCAAAAATTATTCATAAAGTTGTAATAGTTGATGGATTTAATTTTCCAAATAACTTACCATTTCAAAGTGCTATTGACACCTGGAAACTTCCTGGGTACCAACTTAAACTTTATTCGGGAAATGACTGTATAGACTATATAAAGAAACATTATGATGAAAATGTACTCAAAGCCTTTAATAAAGTAAAACCATATTCATACAAGTGTGATTTATTTAGATATCTTGTATTAAATATAGAAGGTGGGTGGTATTCTGACATGAGACAAGTCTGTCTTGAAAATATAAATTCTTTATCATCTACAAACCATGAATTTTATTGCGCACTTGATGCTCCCCCAAATGAAAAGTGTATGTATACTGCATTTATAGGAAGTATTCCAAACCATCCCATATTACAAAAAATGATTAAACTTATTTGTTGGAATATTGAAAATGAACATTATGGACAAGACTGTCTTTATCCTACAGGGCCAGGTGTTTTTATAAGTGGTTCAATTGATTATATTCGTAAAAATCCAGACAAATGTTATATAGGAAGACATTTAATTGGTAATGGTAACCGTGAAGTTATTGTTTTCGGAAAAACAGTTTTTGTACAATGTAAATATAACAATGCACAAGGTGCTGATAATAGAGACCTTGTAGGATCTAATAATTATGGGGAAATGTGGAGAAATTGGAATGTGTATTAAAGAGTTTGATGTAATACTAAGTAATGAAACTCTCATACGCAATTTGTGTCTGTAATGAAGCAAGGGACTTGTATTCACTTATTGCCTTTTTAAAAAAAGTAAAAGACGTTGATGACGAAATAAATATTCTTGTCGATACTGCCCATGTGTCACAACAAGTCTTAAAAGTTGTTGATTTTTTTAAAAATGATATCGTTATAAATGAACGAGATTTTGATGGAAATTTTTCTGACCACCGAAATTATCATATAACAAAATGTAAAGGTGATTATATATTCATAATTGATCCAGATGAAATGCCACAAGAAAAAATAATAAAAAGTTTGAAAACTATTATTCAAGAAGATAATGCAGAACTTGTATATATTCCTCGTATTAATTTACAACCAGGTTGTACACAAGAATGGCTTGATAAATGTAAATTTAAAGTTAATGAATTAGGATGGATAAACTGGCCAGATTATCAAAGTCGTATATTTAAAAATATTCCATCTATAAGGTATATCAATAAACTTCACGAAAATATAAACTGTAAAGGGAAAACGATGGGTTTACCAGCCGATCCGTCCATTGCTTTATGGCATATTAAATCTATTGAAAAACAAGATAATAGATGGGATGAAAATCATGAATATGTATCACCAACTGGTAATAATGTATATGATAATTTAATGTAGTTTATAGAATTTGATTACAACTATAATATGGATACTGAAAAAATTGAAACTGAAATTAAACGACTAGAAAAAGCTATTGAAATGGGCGAAGTTTTTAATTCGGCTGAATTTGCGTCAGTTTCTAACGAAATTGCTAGACTGAAAAAGTTACTTGAAAATAAATAATTTACACGGCTACTAATTTTTTACTATCTGATTCCATCACCATTCTATTAGTGTCCACAAATTCCATGACGCAGTTGTCGTACAGCACCTTGACCTTCCTCAGCGACTCGTTCATGTAGACCGCCAGATTCTCCACCATCACCTTCATCTCATCCAACTGTATCGCTCGATTAAACAGCTGAATCAAGAGATCCTTGAGAACACCCCCAAACATTTCCATAATGTTTTGAATGTCCCGCTTCTTCTCCCTTGCTTTTTCTGTCTGCTGAATTCGGCTCTTAAACTGGTGCTCTGATATTTCACCCTTCATAAACTTTTTACGATTCTCCAGATTAGGATTTGGTTCCACATATCTATTGTTATGGATTGCATGATTGTACAAACGGTGTACATCCCCTATATAGAGGGTATCATCATTGCGTCCAAAGACATGTAAAAACTCGTAAAAATCTGGTAATCGGTCCTCTCCACCACATGGTACATCACCAGGTTGTCGGGCCAGTGTTCCATGGAGTCTCTGATACTCGTAATAGTGTGGGTTATGAACTACACCTTTATCAATCTCCATGGTGTTCCAGTCAAAGACACAGTGGCAAGCAGTACACCACATCTGTGAACACCCAGAAGCCTTGAATATCATCTCACCACACTTGGGACAGGGTTTAGTATCCTTGGCGAGTAACTTGATAGTTTCAACTGTGTCTGGATCACACTTGTGGTCTTCGCCATCAATTTCATTACACTCTTTGCAAATGGAGTTGGTACATAGACTGCATTTCCAAAGAGTGGACAGAAATCCCTGACACTCACTTACGGGACACTTGCGAACAAACTTTTTCTTCTTCTTGACAACAGGAGTTTCATATAATAAAGTCCTTCTTTCTGGATATCTCAGTGTATGAAGTCTGGCCATAGTCTGGCGTATTTCTTTCATTCTGGGATTCCATCTAGTTGGTTTAAGACCCTCCTCTGTAAGTTCCTTGATAGTCGCAATTCGAATTTTTTGTACCGCTTCCATTCTCTTTTCCCATACAACTATAGGTTGGGTCACTGGAAATAAACTTTTTTCCCGCTCAAAAAGAATATTCTCACGGTGCCACTTGTACTTGCCATTCACAAAAGACTTGGGAAGTAATTGAATAAGAACTTCGCGAGTCCACAGTTTGTTACAGCTCATACAGTGAGAATCCTTGGAAATTCCTAATAAAAAAGTACTTGTGCATGTAACACAAGCTGAAAAATTACAGTAAGGGCACTGAACACACTTTACTGTTTCGCAACACACACTACAGTCTGTCATCTTGCTCTCGCGTTGCTCGTGGCTGACGCTTTTACTAGTAGTTTCTTTATTACTTGGGTAATTTTGAGACATGTTTTTTAAAAGAGAGTTTTTTTTAAAAAGTTTTTAGCACTCCACCAGAAATACTACTGTGAATGTGCTGTCACCCTTGGGTGGTACCCTAGAACCAGTTCGCCTATTTTGAATCATACCAGCATGTTTCGAAACAAACAGATTCTTTTCATGGGAAAAGACATCATGTTCAATCACTACGTTGGTACAACCGTCATCAATGTCAAAAAAGAGATAATTATCATCCTCTAGGAAATATGGTATATCAATATTACCAATCTTGAGTGCCTTTTGATAGGCAGCCTGTAGTTTTATAATACAGTGAATTAGATAGTCCCCATTTCCAAACACACTCTTGGCCTCACTGCTTTCGACCTCACTGCTTTCGACCTCAGACCGTACTACGTACCCTGGTACAGGACGGCCGTACGGAAAATCATACATACTTCTTGGACTACTGGATTCTTCATACGCCATTGTCTCGGTATTAAACAGCATTTCATTTTTCCATGTTTCAGGGTGATTAAACAGTATATGAACATCACCTTCATTCCAAGCCTCTTGTTCCCTTTCATAATCTGAGTAGTCTGTTTCCCAGTCGGACTCGGACTCTGTCTCCCAGTCGGACTCATCATCATCGGAATCCTCTTCAAAAATAGCCTCGAATGCTGTATTGAAAGCTTCTTCATTGAGTTTCTCGTTTCGCTCATCCTCCCACTTTTCGGAAATCTTGTGAAGGCCCTTAAAGTACAATGTGTGACGACACATGGGGCATGTGGGTTCATCACTCTTCTGGTACCAAGTCTTGACACAAGATTTACAAAAGGAATGTTTGCAGACGAGCTTACAGGTGGCTTGTTCAGAATAGCAGACGGCACACTCGGTATCCATTTTTTTCTTCTTTTTTACTAGTACTTTATTTATTACTTGAATAATTTTGAGACACGTTTTTTTAAAAAAGGTATTAAAGATTTTAATCTATGTTACTATTGAGGGAGTCACCCCTCACCTTCTCTTAGCTCAGTGGCAGAGCGGTGGGCTGTAGTTCACCAGTACAAGAGTCCCATCGGTCACCTGTTCAAATCAGGTAGAGAAGAAGCGCGCAAGCGCTAGTAGCAGTGTGGCGCAGTGGAAGCGCGTGGGGCTCATATTTCCAAGTGCTTGCACTTGTTTACGAATTACCCCAATGTCACATGATCGAAACATGTTACTGCTAGAAGTTACCAGTTCTTCACAAAAATGGAAAGGCTCCTATAACTCAGTTGGTAGAGTGGCAGGCTGTTAATCGAGTGTTCGCACTCGGGAAGTGTACCTGCAAGTCATAGGTTCAAACCCTATTGGGAGCGTTTTGTCCGATTTTTTATTAAATATAAAATAATATATTTAATAAAATGGTAAATTGTGTTCTTATATCAGAAGAAGAAGGTCATATAACAGATGTTGATATAAATATAAAAGGTGATGATTTGTACCGTGTACTTAAAGGAACTGGGACATTTATTGGACAATTTCCAGATACTGAAATTGTCATTATGAAATGTGACACTTCATATTTTGAATTAATGGAAAATAGGAATCGTCTTCCACCACCTTTTCATGAAGAGATTGTAATGGGTCCTATTTTAATGATATACATGGATTCAGAGGCTAATCCACAAGATTTTACCGTTTTAGACTTTTTGAACCGGTACCCAAGCATCACCACTTAAAACATCATTGGCATACTTCATAGCTAAAATAAATTGAATATGAACCCACTCAAGCATATCTTTTTTAGATGGTTTAATTCCAAATGGGTTGGCATCAAGAACCTTATCAACCGATTTCTCATTTTGAGTCGCATCATGGAGACTCTTGAACCATTTAACATGTGACTCATTTTTTGAATTAAACTGGTCAGCAAATTGTTTTGTAATAGTAGTCATTAATAGTATATATTATAATCTTTTTAAGTACTAGATGGAAGAATGTCCAATTTGTTTATCACCCAATAGTGGTACAATTACAATAACTGGATGTTGTAAAAAACAGTTTCATGCAAACTGTTTTTTACAGTGTATGCAACACAAGAGTGAATGTCCCTTGTGCCGTTCCAAAGAATTTATAATTGAAATTGAAAAAGAAGTACCAATAATTGAAACAAACTTTCAAAAAAGTACAAAAGTATTAATTTATTTCGCAAGTTTTGTATTTATAACATATTTTTATTTGTCTATTAAATAGAGTACACACCATTATAATAAAATGGTTTCTCTTGCTCATCACTGTCTTCTTGCACTTGTTAAGAGCCAGCCATATGATGATAGTAATCCAGTTATGGTTGATCAATTGTTTGACGTGGACAGATACTATAAATCAAATAAACGTCAAATAAATAAACTTAGGACTCTTATTAAAAAAGCTAAAAATAGAGTTCATTCCATGTCTGGATTAAAACCAATTGAACTTGATTTTGATGAAACGGAAACAATTGTACAAGAATTAACTCATGAACTTTTTGATGTATTCAACTGGAATCTGGTTAAAACTAAAAAACAAGCGACATGGAAAGAATATTTTCATAGCCTCTATGATTTACTGGTAGGTGATTATGACAATGATCATCCGAGTAATATTATTTTGGCACGTGAAATAGTCAGGTACCATGATGTTCTTAGAGAACCGGTTACTGATTACAATGATAAAATGTATCCCTATATTGCGAGTGTAAATGATTTATTCAATAAACTAAAATTGGAACAAGTTGATATTTCTAATCATCTCCATAATATTAAACATGTTCTAAAAGATATTCAAAGTTCAGCAACTGAAATTCAACATAAAATTATAGATTTTCAAATTGAAATGAGAAAACTTGAAGCTGAAAATAATATTTACTCACAGATACTACGATGGTCTAGCAAAAACAGTTAATTGTCGAGCACTAGGATCTAAAACATTTGTCCATCGAGGTCTCCAAATCTCTGAAATCAAGTGATTACAATTTGGAAAATATTTATTAAAAATGGAATAATACATAGTCTCCTCAGTTGTTTGTCCATCAACCGGTATTTCAACAACTTTATTAGCAAATTCCTTGACTGTATCCACCCAATTGTACCCAACTGCATCACTCATACCATTCTTTTGACGCCAAAGAATTTCATGCGGAAGAACTCCTTCAAATGCCTCTCTAAGAACCCACTTTTCCATTTTTTTACCAGGCACTTTAAGTGACTGGTCAATCGTCATTCCTAATTCTACAAATTTCCGATCCAAAAACGGAACTCGTAGTTCTAGTCCATGCGCCGCCATACACCTATCGGCCCGAAGACCATCAAATTGATGTATAAGTGCTAAACGACGTCCACACTCTTTAGAAAAGTCACCCACATTTGGGGCATAATGAAAATACAGGTACCCGCCAAATAATTCATCACTTCCTTCACCCGAAAGTATAACTTTACAATCAGTATGTTCGGAAATGTACTTGGCCAATAACCACATGGGAACACTGGCTCGGATACTTGTTGTATCATAACTTTCAATACTTTTTATAACACTTTCAATAGCTAGAATTCCATCAGTAGCTGGATCGAATATAAGTTCCTTGTGATCTGAATCCAAATATTTAGCCATGATTCGAGCAGCCAAAATATCTGGGCTACTTGTTGAAGTTCCAACTGAAAAAGTTCGTATTCGTCCATCCGTGGTGCCGTGACGCATGTACTGTTTACCAATCGCGGCAACAAGACTGCTATCGAGACCACCTGATAGAAGAAACCCAACCTTTCTATCAGTGTTTTCAATACGAATACGAACCGCCTCTTCAAATGCCGGTCGTAACTTGTTTGGGTCTGAAGGAGTTTTAAGAAGGTCCCAGTAACATGGATACCAACATACAAACTGGTCACTTACGGAATCATAAATATGGCCCGGTGGGAAAATTTCAATCTTTGTTTTAAAATTGAGGAGCGCTTTGACTTCACTCGCAAGTGCCATCTTACCTTTTTCAAAACGGGTAAAAAATAAGGGTCGGACCCCAAATGGGTCTCGTGACGCGAGAAGACGCTCACCATCCGTATAACAAATGGCAAAAACACCGTGTATCTTCTTTGAAGCCTCAAATATTCCAAACTCTTCAATCAAAGGGACCAAACATTTACAATCATTGGTTGATTCGGAATCAAACTCTAAATGATTATAAATTTCACCATTACATACTAGCATTTTATTATTTTTAACAAAAGGTTGCATACCTTTACTTGTTAAATCATTTATTGCTAACCGTGAAAACTCCATCCAACAAACGCCAAGTGTTTTATCCAGTGTTCCATCTGGTCCTCTATGTGTCAAGAATGAACTTGTGACAACATTTGATGTACCAAAAACACAAAGTATCCCACACATTTATAATAATACTAGGGAAGAATCTTTAATAAACTGTAAAACATCTCTCCCAGTAGAAACCCATTGTGCATGGCATGTACCTTTAATTGTGAAAATGACCAAAAAAAATAATAAATGTAGGTATTAAATGTCATCTGGCGGTATATCTCAGTTGGTTGCAATCGGTGCCCAGGATGCCTTTCTTATTGGAGACCCTCAAGTTTCATTTTTTCAGTCAGCCTATAAACATCATACAAATTTTTCACAAGTTGTATCTACACAAGTTATCCAGGGTAACCCAACCAATAATGGCATGTCAACTGTTCGTTTTGAACGTAATGGTGACATGATGGGATTTGTTTACCTAGTTGCCAATGATGGTACTCAAACATACAATTGTCCCGCTTGGTCAAATCTTATAAATTATGTTGAATTTTATATTGGCGGTCAATTAGTTGACCGCCAAGATTCCACCTTTACAGAATACTTGGCACCAGATCTTCTTGCACAAAATATGACCAAATCAAGGATTGGATCTTCCCACGGAGGCGCCGGCACTTCCAGTTACTTTTATCCATTGAGGTTTTGGTTTTGTGAAAATTGTCAGTCAGCCCTCCCTCTTGTTGCTCTTCAGTATCACGATGTTGAAGTTAGAATTTATTGGGGGGCAAAAGCAACCAGTGATTTAGGAACATCCCTTATAAACTGGAATATTTATACTCAGTACATATTTCTGGATACACCTGAACGTAAATGGATGACGGATACAACTCACACCATGCTCATGACACAGGTCCAAAAAATGAATGCAGCCAATAGTAAGACCCAGCAAATTGTATTTAATCATCCTGTAAAGTTTCTCGCTGCAAGTTCATCGGCAACAATTGGATCAAGCAATGCACTCACGTCTAATACCAACATGATTATTGTTCAGATTAATGGAACAGATATTGCAGATTACAAGTTTGCGTGCCCAAATTTCACGAGTGCAATGTGTTATTACTATGCACCTTTTTCACTCGGAAATGATACTGACTTTTTCTTGTTTCCATTTTGTCTCGATACGTGCAAGTTTCAGCCAACTGGTACACTCAATTTTAGTCGTCTAGATTCGGTGCGTATAGTATCAAAAATTTCGAATATAGATACACCAGTCTATGCAGTCAATTACAATATTCTTAAGATTCAAAATGGAATGGGAGGTCTCATGTATTCAAATTAAAAAATATATAATTATAAATGACAGTTAGACAAACTATTTTAAAAACTGCAGGAACTTTAACGATTGGAGGAACTTTACAGGTTGATGGTGTCAACGCAGGAGGTGGTACTGATACTCTTTCTGTTGAGTTCCTACTTGTCGGCGGTGGCGGCGGTGGCGGTGCCGCAGGTCAGTTTATCAACGGCGGATTCGGCGGTGGCGGCGGAGGCGGGTTCGTCGAAGGCTCCGGCATAGTCGGCAAGACGACTTACACGGTCAAAGTGGGTGCTGGTGGTGCAGGTGCCGCACCGACTGGGGGTCTAGGGTTCCACGGCACAGCATCTTCCTTTATCGGTTCCGCTAACGGAGGTGGTGGTGGTGGTGCAGGTGAAGGGGGAGACAGCGGCGGCTCAGGCGGCGGCGGTGGCACAATGAGCAGCGGCGGTTCCGCCGTATCGGGTGAAGGCAACGCGGGCGGCAACTCTGTGAGTAACGGAAATGGTGGCGGTGGCGGTGGCAAGGTTGGGGTTGGCGCAGACGGCACGGGTGGCACGGGCGGGGCAGGTGGCGAAGGTGCGATCAACTCATACAACGGAAGCGCAACGACCTACGGCTCAGGCGGCGGTGGTGGTGGCTCGAGCGTAGGCGGCACGGGTGGCACGAACGCAGGCAACGGCGGTTTTGGACCTGGGTCAGGGACAGGGACGGCAGCATCACCCGCTAATCGTGGCTGTGGTGGCGGCGGTGCGGAAGGCAACCTTGCCACCTCCGGCGGGGCAGGCTCATCGGGAATCGTCATCATTCGCTACGCAACAGCCAACGCAACAGGGCTCAGCATCAGCACTACAGGCACAGTCACCACAGGCATAGACGGCTTAAACACATTCCATACATTCACTACTAGCGGAACATTCGTGGTCGCGTAATGGCACACTTCACACTCATCAAGAACGGCACAGTCGCCGAAGTGATCGTCATCGGTAACAGCGATGCACCCGACGAAGCAACCGGGCAAGCGTTCATCGCATCCAGCTACGGGTGGTACATCGTCAAGCATTACTGGATACACATTGTTGACATTTCCAGTAGGAGGATCGGGAATGCTTACAGTGTCCAGATCAGGTATATTTGATGTTCTTATTGTTGGTGGTGGAGCAACTGGTACGGCTGGCAGTAGACAAACAACTTTTGGTTCTGGCGGTGGTGGTTGCGGACCAGTCGGTTCTCCTGCAGGTTCAGTGGTAAGGTTTGCGATTTAAAAAACTATGTAGATTTTGGTGGATCCCCTGTACTTCTGGTTTATATACGATTTACGAATGGTCCACAGGTAGTTCTACAATTACGTAATTTAGATTTAAAAGAATAAAACACTATTTAGTTAAAAAATGTCTGAAATTGAAGAAGAAGAGGAACAAGATGTTTATGCAGAGGGAAATACCATATTTTTCTTTTGTGATGTGGATAATGACACAATAAAGAAAATGTGTCGGCTCTTAAAAAGAGTCTCGCTAACACATGACAATATAAAACTATGTATCAATAGCGCGGGTGGTGGTCTCTATGCGGGAATGGCGGGTCTAGATTATATACGGTCCCTTGTTTTACAAGGAATCAAGATTGAAACGATAGCCTATGGGTTTTGCGCATCGGCCGCGACGTTTTTACTCTTGGGTGGTTCAAAACGTCTCATGGGTAAAAATAGTTATGTTATGATTCATCAAATGAGCGATTCAATTGGTGGAACATATTGCGAACTTCAATCTGAAATGCGTAATAATAAAAAGTACATGAAACATTTTAGAACCTTGTATCTTGAAAGTACCTGTATTGAAGAAGAGTATCTGGAAAAGTTACTCACCAAAGATATTGTTTTGTCGGCTAATAAATGTTTGAAGTACGGGGTTGTGCATGAACTTATTTAGAGATTTAAATATATGTTTATAAAATGGAGCTCGACCCGATTTTTCTCAAAAAGTATTCTACTGTGACTCCACCCTTTGGATTCAATGGTCTAGGTGAACTTGTGTACATGCGAACCTATTCTCGTCTGAAACCAAATGGTGAAAATGAAAAGTGGTTCGAGACTATTCAGCGTGTTGTAGAAGGTACGTACAGTATTCAAAAAAAGCAAATTGAAAATCTCCATCTAGGCTGGAACCCTGATCAGGCTCAACGTAGCGCTCAAGAAATGTATGACCGAATGTTTAACATGAAGTTTTTACCCCCGGGCCGAGGTCTCTGGGCCATGGGGTCTGATATTGTCAACAAAAAAGGTCTGGCAGCATCACTCAACAATTGTGGTTTTGTAAGCACTGTTAACATGGGTCTCAGTGACAAGTTTTCCAAAACATTTATGTGGACCATGGACATGTCAATGCTCGGGGTCGGGATTGGATTTGATACTAAAGGTGCTGGAAACTTTGTGGTTCAGAAACAAGACCAAGAGCATGAACTCTATGTAGTTGAAGACACGCGGGAAGGCTGGGTCACCAGTACCGGTATACTCATTGATTCATTCAATTGTGGACCATGTACCACATTTGATTATTCCAAGATTCGTCCACTTGGTACCCCGCTCAAAACATTTGGAGGTCTGAGTAGTGGCCCTCAGCCTCTTATTAATCTTCATACAAAAATTCAAGAAGTTCTAGAGAAGAATATCGGAAGTCCAATTACAGTGACTACAATTGTTGATATTATGAATCTCATTGGTAAATGCGTAGTATCCGGAAACATTAGAAGAACGGCTTTGATAAGCTTTGGATCCAAGGATTCCGAAGAGTTTATGGATCTCAAAGATTACACAAAGAATCCTAAACGTATGGACTATGGATGGACTTCAAATAATAGCATATTTGCAGATATCGGTATGGATTATTCAGAAGTTGCTAAACGTATCTGTATAAATGGCGAACCCGGAATTGCCTGGTTGGATAATATGCGTAAATACTCTCGTATGAGCGATCCACCTGATAACAAGGATTATCGTGTTATGGGTGGTAATCCATGTCTCGAACAATCACTCGAATCATATGAACTTTGCTGCCTTGTAGAATCGTTCTTGAATCGCGCAGATTCACTTGACGATTTTAAAAGAACTCTCAAGTTTGCCTATTTGTATGCCAAGACTGTAACACTTGGACTTACACATTGTCTCGAAACAAATCGTGTTCAATTGCGAAATCGTCGAATCGGTGCAAGTGTGAGTGGCGTTGCCCAATTTCTTGCCAAGTACAATCTTCATACTATGAATCTTTGGCTGGATGCTGGTTATCAAACAATTCAAGAATGGGACAATGTTTACTCGGAATGGTTTTGTATTCCCAAGAGTATCAAGACCACCAGTATAAAACCATCTGGTACAGTAAGTTTGTTGGCTGGTGCAACGCCCGGAATGCATTACCCCGAGTCTCGATTTTACATTCGACGTATGCGTTTGTCCAACATTAGTCCACTTGTTCAGGGACTCAAAGAAGCTGGGTACCACATTGAACCTGCCGTTGGATCTGAAGGTGACACTTTGGTGGTGGAAATTCCAATTGATGTTGGAGAAGGCATTCGCACTGTGAGTCAAGTGTCAATGTGGGAACAAGTTGCGCTCGCCGCCAATATGCAGAGTTGGTGGGCCGATAATCAAGTTTCGTGTACCGTGACATTCAATCCAGTCACAGAGGGTCATCAGATTGCTTCTGCGCTTGATTACTTTCAGTATCAACTCAAGGGTATTAGTTTTTTACCCAAGTGTGAATATGGTGCGTTTCCACAGATGCCCTATGAAGAGATTACGGAGGAAACATTTAAAATGCGATGCGCAAGTTTGCGTCAAATGAGTCTCTGTGGTAATCAAGATTCAACTGGTGAAAAGTTTTGTGATGGGGACTCGTGTACCCGTAATTAAATATTATATAATAATAAATGAGTTGTGGTCAGGGCACGATACAAAGTAGAGGTACCTGTTGGTTTCATTCTATAATAAATGGGTTTCTTTTATCAGAAGATGGTCAAAAAATTCTTTATGATAAAATGAAAGAATTTTATAGTGGGTTAACACCAGATGAAAAACTTTTTTTTGATGATGGGATTGATGCTCCTTGTCCTTTTAAAACAGTAAAACCACTCTTCTTTTACAAGTTTTTAGACCAATATCTTTGTTTTATATCTGGTCCACGTGCTATAAAGACAAAAGCAAGTCTTTCTCCTAAACTATTAGAAAATTTAAATTTTGCAGGAAATTCAGCAACAACTAAAAAAGAAAAAGGAGCAGAAGGAGCACATGCTTTTCAAGAAATTTTACCATTGTTAGACAAATTGGGTTTTGAAAATGAATATTATGTACATTCCACAGGTGGTGTTCATCCAACCTCTTTATCACGTATTAAAAAATGGATAAATAGAACACGACCTGCATTATCCAAGATTAAATTTATTATTAGTCTGAATCATGTTAGTACTACTATAGGTATGGCGGCGTTGGTACCGGGCTTTCGGCCTCATGATAGTTCTTCAATGTTTAGACCTATGTGTTGTGTTATTACAATATCAGCAACTGTTAGTCCAACCAATAAAAATCCTAGTATACATAGAACCCATGCAATTACTGGATACATATGTAATAATAAAAAATTTATAGTTGATCCAAACTTTTTAAAACCTATCGAATGTGATTGGTTTGATCTTGATAATGTAGAAAAATTATTACCTGAATTATCAAAAGGTTATGGTCATGTTTACACTAGATTACATTATTCTTATATAATAAAGTCAGTTCGTTCATATGTTTCTAATATTCATCCAGTTTGTTTATTAAAATATAAAAAAGTTTCAAATGCACGTTTTTTGGAACGTTATAAAACTATAAAAACTTTAAATCGTAATAAAAATACATTAATTCCCTCAAATTATATAGCTATAAAAAGATATATTCTACAGAAATCTAAAAGGGGTCTACTAACTAGAATATTTAACCCAAATCCTATTCCAAATATTATTCCAAATCCTATTATTCCTAATCAAGGTAATGTAAATAAACTTGGTCGTAAAATTTATAAAGGTGCTAAAGGTGGATTATATGTTTTAGATTCCAAGGGTAAAAAAGTTTATAAACCAGTCCCGGTGAAACCAGTCTTGGTGAAACCAGTTAACCAAGGTAACCTAGGTGTAAATAAATTTGGTCGTAAAATTTATACAGGTGCTAAAGGTGGTCTTTATGTTTTAGATGCTCAAGGTAAAAAAGTTTATAAACCAGTTGCAGTGAAACCAGTCCAATTACAATTTCTCAATTCTAAAAAGAGGCTTATACATGTGAGTAAACGCGGTGCATTTTATGTGTTAAAAGATGGTAAAAAAGTTTATAATCACAAGGCTGTGTACACAAATAGTGGACGACTATTAACATCTGCAAATAGTATTCCCACTAAAATTAAATTAAAAAAATTGTCTTAAATGTACTAAAGTTAAAAATAAGATACTATAAAAAATGGAAATAAGAGCAATAACCATGAAAGGCGCTCTTATTTCAGAAGCAATTTTACGAGGATACAAGACTGTAGAAAATAGAACTTGGGTTATAAAACCTGGGTGGTATGCTCTACACACTGGTTCTGGTAAAATTGAAGCTCCGACTTTATTAAATATAACTCAAAATTGGCCCCAAGGTGTTCCAATTCCAACTGATTTACCAACTGGTGCAATTGTTGGATTCATCTATATAGATTCTTCAACTCGTATAACTGAACCATCTGGATGGGCCACTGGACCAGTTTTGAATCACATTACAAAAGTTATTCGATTACCAGACCCCATAAAAGCCAAGGGACAATTGGGGCTCTGGAAATTACCTATACATATTTTACGAGAATTATGTAAAATTAAAAGATTGACACTTTTAAATATAAATGAATGATTCAGAAGAGATAATTGACCAATTACTCACATCCCTCAAAGTCATCTCTATGATTAAAGAGGGTCAAAAGGTTTGTGTTCGCAATGGACACCTGTCTCTTGAGGTTCAGTCAACAGGTGTCATCACGTCTCTGAGACGGTGGATAAACAGGGATAACCGGCAGACAACAGTGTGTTATATAAAAAGTGTCGTACACAATGCTCTTTCAGTTACTAAGACCCATAATAATGAAATGTCAGTAATCAAGGTTCTCAAGGGTCTCGAAGAATCTGTTACGGGAATAAATAGTCTCACAGTTACCTATATGGATGATGCAACTGTATCCGCCACATTACAAGTGCTCCGAGACCGTATTCAAACTGAATTAAAAGCATCAGCCACTGAATAAGTAATGTACAAGGCTTGTAAAATGGGACAATTTCCATCAATTGAAATAATGTGTTGCTATGGGTTATCTGGGTATCGCGGAACAAATCCAATTGCCATATTTGATTGTTACAAACGAGCAATCAAAGAAGATGGAATAACCGAGTATCAACTTGAAGATGCAATGGAAAGGGGAACTTTGAACGAGTTGATAATGAAGAGTCCAAGTATTCAAGGGACACCATATTATTTAAAAGTTATGCAACAAGGTGGAATACAAGTTCCTAGTAAAACAAGTTATGAATGTAATACATGTGGAATGTATTCTACCAAACAAATATGTAATTGTTAAATAATATTGTGTAATTGTAAATGGATCAAGTGTTTGCCGCAAATTCTCTACCAGAGTATGCATCTGTGATACCTTCACGTGCAGCTCAACTTTCATCAGTTGATATTGTTGTTGTTGATGCAGTTGAGATACAAATCAAAGATATATTTGAAAAAAACAGAGTTGATGATTTGAATAGATTTATTGCAAAACGAGCCGTGTTAAATAAATTTACTGCATTTTTAATGTATGGGTCCTATATTTTTCAGTCAACTGGAATATTTGTTACAACTGTAGCCACTGGATACAGTTTTCCAGAACTTACATGGGTGGGAATTGGTCTAAATATGATGTCAACATTAATGATTGTTTTTGAAAAAATTAATGTTTCCATTTCTACTCGTATTCTTAAAGATATTCAGAATATTAAAGATGGAACTTATGTAGATGAAGGTGTCGCCATGGATGACACTAAAAAGGATGATTCTAAAAAGTCTTAATTATTTCTGTTTGTACTCCAGATACTTGAGTACTCAACCTTTGAACTTGTTTTGAAAGTTCAAGGTGCCAGGGATACAAGACTGTAACTTGAAAGGTTAGCGCCGCAGCCGAAATAACAAGACTAATAGTTTGCTTCATTTATATTATATAGTTTTATTTTTTTAATGTTACTTTATTATAATGTCAACTATCACACGAGGAAAAAATAATAGTTTTAATACTTTTAAAAAAGCAAAAAAATTTATGAATCATAAAATAAATGAATATATATATAACAATGCAATTAAATCAAGAACTCCAAATATGAATTATGCAATTAAGAATAAAAATGGAAATTCATCTGGTTTTGCATTAATATCACCTACTAATAATAAAGGTATTTATATTCATCTTCTTGCAACAAAAAAAGGATTTGGTCGTATACTCTTACAACGAATTATTAATAATGCACGTAAAAATAATAAATATTATATAAAACTTCATTCAGTACCATCAGCAATTGGGTTTTATCGTAATAAATTTGGATTTATTCAAACTGAAAATGGAATGATTTTAAATTTATATGATAGATTAAACACTAAACACGATTTTTTCAATTTTAATAAATTAACACTCAGGGAACAAAGCTATATTTTGAAAAAATCTCCTAGTTGGGTTTAAATGTCAACTTTTGAATTGTATTTGGTGAAAGTGTTTTTCGTTGTGATTTCTCAACACTATTCATCATAGCATAGCCTTTTAAAAACTTTTTACGTATATTAGTTATAGGTCGAAGTCCTGCATATATTCGTCTAGCTGATTCACCTCCTATTATACGAGAACCTACTCTAGTTGCATTTTTCTTGTTTAAAATTTGTACAGTAGGTGTACCTCTACATGTTAGGGCAATGACAACTCCACCACCACGCTTACTAATTTTATTTAGTAAACTTGATAACATTATTGGCCTTGTTTTATTTAATAGTATATTACGTTTTTTATTTAAAGGCAATTTAAAAACACCATATAATAATTTTGATTTTTGATTAGAACCATTAGAAAATTGTACTTGTTGATTTGTATATTTTTGTCCACCAATAAATATTTCTTTAGATTGATTTTCTCTACTTAACCATAATTTATGTATAAAATTATTGGTTAAAATAGGTTTAAACACACTGAATCTAGAAAATACTTGTCCGCAAACAGATGGAAATACTAATATTATATTATCAGGTACTTGTTTAATGGGTAAACTATTATTAATTCTAGAATGTCCAAAAATAGCATATGATTTCATATATTTATTACAATTATTTTTTACACGTATTCCAAAACTTTATTACTACTTGTTACTGAACTACGACACAAGGGACACTTGTCACTAAACTGCAACATTGTTTTTATACATGATGAATGAAACCCATTTTCACAAGTTGTACATACAAAACAATCACTAGTACTATTACACTCAAAACAAATAGGACAATCTTCTTTTTCGTTTCGAGCTTTGGTTGTTCTCTTGTTTAAAAAGGCATCATGAAATCCTTTGAGTTCATCCATTGTGTACTCACGATCAACATCAGGTATAAATCCAAAAACATTAAGAAATATAAAATAAATATGTTTACAATAATTTTTATTTCGTTGACAGTCTATACAGTTGCAACGAAATGCCAAGTTACCAATGTTGATATTGTAAACCTTTCCAGTACTTCCATAAACAGTGTAATTGTACCCATCTATATTAACAAGTTTAATGGTTACACTACGTTTGAGACGTTCCACCTTCTTGTCCCGCGTGAGTGGAACAGGCACCGCTTTCATTTATTATAAGTTAGAGTTTAAACTCTAAGTTTTAGTAAATGGAAAAGTATATTGAAGGTGTAAAATCTTGTAAATCTACTGTCGCGTGGATTGTGACAAAAGACCAGATTGAAGATATTGTAAAAACTGTCAAAACCAAGTGTCCTGGGTTTAGTCACAATGTTACACTGGACTGGGATGATGAATCTCTTCTCTGGTTGCGTTTTACACGTGAAGTTGTAGTTCCAAAACCGGCGGTACCAAATAGTGTTAAACCAAAACCAGTTGAGAGATACGGTGGACCCAGATGGTAATCTAATTCCACGAGGAATAACTATGTAAAAAAGTTATTCTATTTTCTGGTACTACAACTTTTCGATTACTATTTATGTTAAAAATGGCGAATTTTTGTGGTAGGCTTTTATTTGGCATTTTCTTTAGTATTTCACCATAACTTTCTTTACCATTTAGATGTGTAAAATTTACGATATCACCCATTTTAAAACTGTTTTTTTTGAGACTTTTTCGTGCATGTCTTAAATTTTGACGAGGTGTTGATGGTCCATTCATTTATATAACCATATAAAAAAATAAAGTCCCATATTATAAATGAGTTACCCACTTGTCTCTTGTTACATGTGTAAGACAGGTACCAAGGAATCCAAAGGCGCACGCGGCAGTGTTGGTCTTCAATGACTGTCACTGCTGTGCTGAGCGTAGGCTCATTAAACAATTATTAGAAGAATCTCGTAAAAAGGGTAACCGAATTTACAATTTTGCGCGATGGCTCCATCGTAAACATGGTGACTTGGTAGTCTGGCGACCCAGAAAAGATGGTATTTTAGGTGTTTCCATCCCATGTGTTTTGTGTCGAAAAGAGATTGAGAGACGTGGTATACAGTGGATGGCTTTTACTGGTGAACACTGGATTCATAGTAATCAGGATACAGTTCCTAAATCAACTGCAACACATAAACAAAAGAGATGGTTAAATTTTGTTTACTAATTACTTTTTTCTAGTAATACCCATTGATTTTTCTAGATTATTCTCTTCACGTTTGAGAGGTTTTTGTCTCTTGAGTTTTAATGTATCATTTGATGATGTTGATCTGGAAATCTCTTGAAATTTATCATCTTGTTCTTTTAATGATGAAAACTTTACTTCATTACGAATAATAACATCTTGTATTCGGTATAATTCATTTGGCATATTAACTTGTACCTTTACAGTAGAATCACGAAATTCTTCAATAGAAAGAGTTCCTCCAAATTCTTTGAGTGCAAATCTATTTGGTGCGCATTTTATAGATTTCACATGTCCATATATTGCCTTGTGTAATAAAACTATATTCCCTCCAATTACCCCCGCGCGTGTTTTATTAGTATCTAAATTAAAAGTTTTCATACATCCCCATGAACAAAAGTTTCCCATGGTTTCAAAACGTTTACGCATGTCATCATACTTGTGAGGTAAATGAAGTGCCTGACCATCAAAAGGGTGACAACACCACCAACACCACATTAAAGGAAAAGGTTACATTCCCTTTAATGGGTTCTTTTTGTAATTCGAATAATAAGGTTCTTTTAAGTATAGATGTTGGAATAAAAAATTTAGCCATGTGTCTCATTGATGAAAGTACCCAACTAGTTTTACAGTGGGATGTTTCTGGTGTTCCGCCTCAGCATCAAGATGGTTTGTTTCCAAATCTTCGAAATCACCTTGATGAAAAACCCTGGGTCCTGACTGCAACAACTATTTTGATAGAAAAACAGCCTGGAATGAACAAGACTATGAAGACGGTGGAAAACTTTTTACACTCTTATTTTGTGATAAAGAGCCCCAAATCCGAAACTATTATTTATGATGCGCGGCACAAGGTTCCAGATATTGCTGGCGCAGGTAAAGCGAGATATCGACAACGGAAACAAGCCGCGGTGGATAGATGCCGAACATTTCTAGAAACATCTGAAATTAATAAACATTGGATGGCAACGTTTGTCGCTTCTAAAAAAAAGGATGATTTAGCCGATACCGTTCTTCAGGCTCTGAGTTATATTAATCGAAGGGTCGTTGAACCCAAGAGTTCCAAAAAAGGAAAGGAACCGGCAGAAAAGAAAAAGGTGACTGCCCGTAAACCAAATGAAAATCAAAAAGCGACCAAGTATTCAATACCAAACTTGGTATGGTTTCTTAAAAATGAAACAAGAGAAAATCTAGAAAAGGATAAAAGATTTATGAAGGATCTAAAAAGGTACTATAAAGATTTTGATGAATTGATTAACTCACACTATAAGTAACTTCACAATATACTACATCATCACCACCACAATCGCCCCTGAGAGTTATATTTACATCAGGTTTATTTTGAGTAGGTGGTTGCGTTTTTTTATTCCATATATCAGTTAAATTAATAATGTCTTTGGCACTCCCCTCCTCTTCTCGGTAACCAATAGACATATTACCTGCATTTTTAGTATATTTAAAAGGTGATGTTGTTGTCCCATTATAATTAAAGCTTGTACCGTCAGCCATAGTTACATTAACAGTTCCAGAACCATCATTTGTATAGTTAAAAATTTGTTCACCTGTTGGTAATTGTGTAATAGTACTAAATACATATCCACCCCAATGAGTAGAATTTTCAGTGGCACATGCTTTAAGAGCATCTTGTGGACTTCCTAAACGTTTATCTTCGCCGTATGTACAGCCTTCTGCATAAGAACACTTGGTATCATCAGTTTCCCATGGATAACATGCGGTACCAGATGCTCCTCCTAAACATGTTATACATCCCATAGGTGAACTTTTATCAGTTCCATCGTTAAACCGCGCTCTTTGTTCAAAAACAGTTAGTCCACAAGTTCCATCACCCTTTGGTCCATACTGGGGAAATGTTGTACTACCACATCCACCCCAGCCTGATCCATCATCCTTCACTGTACAACTTCTTCCAGCCGAATTACAGCTAAAAGCAAATCCATCTGACGCAGGAACACCTATAAAAGCTTTACATGAATCACCTGTACAAATAGCATTACAGTTATTAGCTGGATCATACTGTTTACGAGGATCAGAATCTGGAATACATGTATTTGTTTTAACACATTTTCCAAGTGTCCCTGTATTTGTATAACTATAAAAATCGCCAGTTGGCTGGGTACAAGATTTACCTGTACAAAATTTACCTGTTCCATCTAGACCATATACTGTTATAAGGTCAGTTGGATCGCTACATGCAGTTGGATTACAGTTTGCATCATATGCAGTTGCAAATTGTATGGTTGGGCAAGAACCTCCTTCATCACAGCCAGAACCATCTTTTTTCACTGTACCTTGACTACATTTTGTTATTTTACAGTTGTCATCAGTTTCAGTTGCATATTGATCTGTTATTGTGCATTTTTTAAAACATGTATTAGTAGTGGTATTAAGTTTATAACTTGGTTGTAAACAGTTATCAAATTTACAGTATTGATTTTGATTGTTATAATTCATATACGCAAGTACATAGTTTGCATTTGTATCTGGATAAGTTCCTTTATAAGTTTCTGGTGGAGCTGGAAGTTGTTTGATAGAAGATAATTGTGTAGTAGTACAAGATGTTCCATCATCTGAAGGATCACACCAAATACCATTTGTGTCTTTTACAAGTTTACTTATTGAATTACATGAAAGTTGACATGCATTTTCTGTTCCAATTTGTTTAAAAGTATATGTTCCATATTTAATATCTGGAACTTTAGTAAAATTTGAATACACGGTTGTACCATCTGTGACTGGAAATGGTATATTACCATCGGTACCTAGTTTACAAGTTTGATCGGCCGAATGACAACCACTATTATAACATTCTTGGATACTGGTAAATTTACCATTTGGGTCGACAACACATGTTGTACCATCTGCTGAACAATTATATTTTTGAGCACCAGTACCCGTACATTTCCATGTTGGTTTATCCGATTTCCAATCACAATAAGCTCCTGGACAATCGGCTGGGATAGTTTTACCACATATATCAGTTGCATTACCGCATGATACTGTATTCGTACCAGCTGTACAATAAGGAAGTTGTTGGTACCCATCATTTCCTGACGTACAGTTACTCGTATCTGGTAAGTTACACTTTTCTTGTTTTACAATAAACCAAATAGTTCCCATTCCAGCTAGTGCCAAGAATAAAATTAGGAAAAGAACCAATATATTCATATAATATTACTACTTTATTTTATTAGCAAACTTTTCAACTACTCTCTTGTACCTGTTTCCACCCTTGGTACCTGGCTTCCATGCGTTCCATGCTTTATCAATGGCTACATGATCTGGAGGTTTACCAATTGACTTGGTGTACTCCACAAAACCTTTTAAATTTCCGCGTTCATCAACGTCCGAATCACTATCATCATCGGAACGAGGTTCTGGGCGAAGAGTTATACCTGGAATAGGAATAGATTTGGATCGAGTCATCATTTATATTTAACTACATTTTAATTTTAATTGTCCACCATAGTGAACACAAAACATGGCCAAGAGACCAAGGATAATACCCAGATACTGTACTGGGTGATGAAATCGTTCACCTATATAAAAGTATGCAAATGCTGTTCCCAATATTAAAATCATACCTTCCCACATTGTGCTGACCCATAACATATTTCCGTGACTAAAACTTCGAGTCAAAAAGAATATAACACCAATGTAGCCTAGAATACCCAGAAGAAGATGTTTGTACTGATTTGTTTTTGCATAATTTTGAATATTTCTATTTCCAAAAATCTCAGTCACTGACATGAGACACACATTCAAAAACGTCATTATTATCTTACTTTTTTTTTATTTTCGGAGACACTTACCACATTTAAGAAACTGTTTTGATAATTCCTCGTGCCATGGGTACAAGACTGTCACCTGAAATGATAGTGCAAAGAGTGAAATTATAAGTGCAATAAGGGGTAACCATTTCATACACTTTGGGGTTTCTGAGTCCTGTTCCATTTTATTTTATTACTAGAAAATAAAATGAAATCAATTTCCAACATTATTATTGGTGCACTTGTATTCATGTCTCTGGATAGACTATCACGTATTATATCAAGAAGTATGGTTGATACAGCGCAAGATTCAAATGAAGTTAAAAAATCCATGTTAAGAATTGAACTTTTAACGCTTTTCATCACACTCTATATAGCACTACAGTTTATTAAAATTTAATTATTTTCTGATTATAATGAATTCTATATTATTATTTTTATTTGGGTGTATACCAATGAGATTATTATTAGTTTATTTGAGCACTATATTACCACATAATATTGTAAGTATACCATTATTTTTAATTTCATTGGGATTTTTATATCTTTATTTTACCAATGGTCGTTTAAACGCTTTTGAAGCAGGTGGTGTAACATGGTGGAAAGATTTAAGAATTATACATGGTTTATTATATCTAGCGGCGGCAATTTACGCATTTCAAGGTAACAAGTTAGTTTGGGTACCTTTACTTATAGATGTTATTTTTGGAGTTTCTTCTTTTTTAATTCATCATTATGCGCACTTTTAAATTACTTTTTTTAATTGATAATCATAATGGATGGTCTTACAGTTTTAGTAGAAGCCAAGAAGGAATATCTGGCTCAATTGTGTTGTGTCATGTGTCCCCATATGATTACAACTTTTGAAAATCTATACAAGGAATCGAATAGTATTTCAAAAGGAAAAAAGATTTTGGCTCAGTATCAATTACTTTTGAAAGAAGTTCCAAACTGGAATAATCATATAATTCATCAGCACGGTGAAAAACTATCAAGTTCATGTGCTTGGTTTAATGACTTGTTGGCGGCTGTATTTGTTAGTTATGTCAAGATTCTATCATCAGTAAGACTCAATTCTGAAAATAAAAAGATTTCAGTCAAGTTGCCATCAAATGATGTCTTTATTCACGGAGTCTACACGAATGCAGCCAAGGACCTTTATATGAGTCCATTTGTGTATCATGAAGAAATGTCTGAATATGACCGTGATTCTCAGCTGACTCGTCGATTCATATCATGTATCGAGGCAACTGTAAAGGAGATGATTCCAATTCAAGAAATACTCAAGGCGTATATTTCACATAAAAGTGAAATTGAAGTTGATAATACCCAGAATGAAGATTCAGAAGATCCAGATATATTAAATTCGTCAGAAGAACCAGCACCAGAAGAAGTTCCAGAGGTTCCCACGGAAGGTCCACCCGAGGTTCCACCAGAGGGTCCATCTGAAGTCCCATCTGAGGGGGGTCCACCAGAGGTTCCCGCCGTCCCAGAAGCCGCAGCAGCAGAGGAACTCAAGAATATTAGTCTAAATAAAGTGGATGATGATGTACTTTTCCCAGATGCAAAGGACTGAACCCGATAAAAAAGTTTGTTGATATAAATGGATATCAGTGACCAACTCAAAGACCCAATGTGGGCCGCATTATTTGCAGCTGCTGTTACTGCCGTATATATTCATGTAAAGAATCAAATGAATAACGGGGCTAAATTACAGCTTAGTGCATATGCCAAACCAGCAAGTCTGGTAGCTCTTTTAGTTTATTTTATTGTTCAGAGTGGTTCAACTCGTGAACATATTTCTTCAGAACCATTTTAAAGATTAAAAGATATTATTATTTAATGTTTCTTAAACTTTCAAATATTATAAAATTTTGTAAAGATGAATCAATATTAATGCCTCAACATTGGAATTGGGAAAATGCTCCTCGTTATTCTCCCGATTCTGATTTTATTTTTATTTTTGATGAACATTTTATTTTTAGACAATTACTATCAAGTATACTTACAAAACATCCAAAAAAGTACACACTTATATATATTGGAGATAATGATTTTACACCTCATTACTTTGAATGTATAAAAGATCATGTTAAACATGTTTATATTCAAGGAGGACGATGGTCAAATCCAATTGTATCTAAACTTCCACTTGGATTTACAGATACATTTGAACCGCCTAGTAATATAGAAGAAATAAGAAAAACTTTAAAAAATATTTTATGTTATTTACCGAATTTAGGACTTTATGTAGAAAATAATTTACATCATTTACCAGGTAGACTTTTAAGACAAAAATGTATAGAATATTTTAAAACAGTACCATTTGTAACTAAAGAACTTACTAAACTAACACAAGAAGAATATACAGATAAAATGAGTAAATGTAAATTTGTTATATGTCCCATGGGAGTTGGAATAGATACATATAAAATATATGAATCTGTGTATATGGGTGCAACACCGATTGTTATTAAAAATGGAATGGAAGATGTATATGAAAAGTTTGGAGCACTAATAATCGATAAATGGGAAGATATAACTGAAGAACTTCTTCAATCACATGTACACTATCAGCCTCCAGATGAATTATTTCAATTAGAGTACTGGATACCCAAACTTATTTGTTAGCTATTCTATTTAGAGCTCCGCGAACTTTAATTGGTAAAGAATTTTGATATGTATTCAAATTATTGATAGCATTTCTATAGTTACTTATGGCACCTGGGTAATTATTATGTTTACCATACATGTATTCAAGTCCTCGCGGGGCGCGTCTACGAACACTTTTGTTTATATTGTTTTTTGATTTTTTTGTATTCATTGATTCCATTTTTAATAAATTATTATACGACATGTTCCTTACATTGGGCCAAAATTCCATGTAAGGAATTTTTTTACGTTTTGCAATGTTTTTTGCAAGAAAATTAAACAGTTCTACATCACCTTCTGAAAATCTACCTCCAGACATCACATGTGGGTAGGGACCTCGTGGGTATCCCATTTTTTGAATGTTTCGAGCTGTTAAACCTTGTGTATGTTTTTTGTTAAGCCGAGGTTTTGCACTGAGAACCGCTATGGGGTTCTGTCTAGGTCTAGGTGTGTTTTTAAAAAGTAGACTCAAGGTTTCTACATTTTTAAGATTTGGATTTGGTTGTTGTATAAGAAATTGTTGTATTTTACTTAGTGAATTCCTATTGAGTACTGGTAATTTTTTCTTTTTTTTACCAAATAAATACTTTAACATTTAAATAACATAATATAATAATTGTACTTGAAAATAAAAATAAACAAGTAAAGTAAATGTCAAAAAGTAATATTCAGATAAAACGTTTATACAAATTGTATGAAAAAATGCCAAATGGAATGAATAAACGTAGTCAATTAAGTGATCTTACTAGACGTGCTATCAGGATAATAGAACATGCAAATCGTACATATAGACCACTTAGTCTTATGCAAATGTCAATGAAGAATAAAACAAATGCTATTAACAAAGCTATTATATTAATGGAAATACCAGCAGCTGCACTGAAATTACAAGCTGTAATTACAAGTCAAAAAGCTTTTAGAAAGGCGAAACTTGCAAAAGCAAGAAAAAAATTAATATCCAAGTATTTTAAAAATTAATAAAGTCCTTTTAATTTATCTGATTTGGATTATTATTCTTTATTCCATACTTGTGTAAAAGTGATTCTAAAAGATTTCCACGACCTTTTGTCACTTTATACATTCTATTATTATTGTTAAATTTTATATATCTAAGATTAAATATACGGTTCTGAGGTATTTGTCCTGGTCCATTTGGATGACGATAAAAACCAACATCAAGAATTTCTCTTTTAAACACGGTAAAAAAGTTTATGGGATTACAAATTGCCAGTTCATCTTGATTAATGGTATTTCGAATACCATTAATCTTGGTTTTAGAACATAATAAATGACCCAGAATCATGTTATCACCAGAACCTTCTTCAAAGTTTGCAGAGTTTATATTATTTTTATTTACAACTCCACCACCCATTGACATTTTACCTAAAGCTTTACGAGAAAATGTATTGTATTTCAATCCAATTCCATTTGAAATATTTTTAGGACGATAATTTTCATTAAACACTATAGCTTGTATATTTTGTTTTTTAGGCTTGAGTGTGTACACATAAATTCTGGTATCTATTTCTTTACCATTTTTATACTTGTTTCTTTGTATATTTTCAATATACTGTGAAACATGATAAAATGCTTGTTGTTTATTAAATGAAACATAAAATATTCTATTGGGTCTAAAAGAACTTATTGGAGTTAATGACATGTGATATACTTCATTTGGTAATTCAAGTGTAGAAATTTTAATCTTTTGTACCTGGTTATTTAAATTATTTGGTGCAGTAATTCCCGCATTCATTTTCGCGAGTACATTTCTATTTGTTTTAAATGGCAAGTTTTTATACAGAATCTTCATTTAAATAACATAATAAATAAATTGTACTTGAAAATAAAATATACAAGTAATATTCAGATAAATCGTTTATACAAATTGTATGAAAAAATGCCAAATGGAATGAATAAACGTAGTCAATTAAAAACTTATTTTTGAGTCTGAACTTCGAAAATATGCTGACCAATCAACTATTATTTTCTTCCAAAGTTTTTTGACTTGTCAGGTTATTGGTACATTTTTGCAAGTACATTTCTAATGGCAACTTAGAGAATTTATAAAATATATTATATAAAAATGACAAAATGTTTTAAATGTGGTGTACGTGTCCCACCGGTCAATGAAATAATGTGTAAATGTAAATGTGGAAATGTGTTTTGTCTCAATCACAGACTTTCTGAAACCCATGAATGTACCTACAAATACATATTTGATCCACGCAAACTGTATATTAAAGCCTAGAGTAATAGTAATAGTAATAATGACGTCTGTTAGTACTTTCAATGATATGCTTGAACAGTTTATCAATGAGCTGGAACAGACTTTTCCAGAGGAAAAGGCTTTTAAAAAATATCGCGTGTCACTCGATATTATGCGCGCCGCAAATCCTCGTAAATGTGTAGACACATTCATGAAAAGTGCCGGTAAATACTCGGCTCAGATTATGCAAAAGGATGATTCATTTTTTTCTGAATTTGATGATTTACCTATTTATAAACACTGGAATGATGACTTATCTGATGGTACCAAGAGTGCCATTTGGCAATATCTTCAGACACTTAATATTCTCGGAATGACCATTACAAGTATTCCAGCTGATATGCTCAGCATGGTGGAAGGAGCGGCAGCCAAGTGTGCCGAGAGCATGCAGGGTGGAGGTGGTATGGATGAAAAGTCTCTCATGTCTGGTATGACTAGTTTATTCTCTAGCATGACTGGACTTTTGGGACAGGAAAAAAACTAGAGTAGTATTATAATGAGTTGGTTTGATAAACCCAAGGAACTTTTTAGGTCTGATAAAATACTGTCATTTTGGCCCAGTGATAATCAGTCGGCTGCCGAAAGAATAAACGCCAGTACACGATTTATTCTTTATCTAGCTTGTGTTCTTTACCTTATCAAACGAGATATACGAATAATAGTACTTGCTTTTGTTGCAATTGGCGCTCTTTTTCTATTTAGCAAGAGTGGAATAATAAAAGAACCCGGTGTTGCCGTAGGATCTTCACCCAACTGTCAGAAGCCCACCAGTGATAATCCTCTTGCCAATGTTTTACTTACCGATTATACAGATGATCCAAATCGTCCCGAAGCATGTTGGTATCCAAGTGTCAAGCCAGAGGTCGAGGAGTACCTGGATAACACTGTTAAATTTGGACCTGCTCGAACTCGATCACCAGTGGCTAAATATCAGCGGAAAGCTTTTGCGAGACAGTTTATGACTGAAGCAGTTTCTTCAATACCAGGCGACCAGACCGCATTTGCCGAATGGTGTTATGGTAAAAAGTTTAGTCCCCAGTGCCGAAATGACCCAAAGAATTGTGACGCCAATTATTGGGGAGTTCAGTCGGAAGCATTTGCTGGTCTTGACCCATCTGGTAATATGAGGTCAGGTATGTCCAGAGGCATGGGACAAGGCCCCTAAGTAATTTCTCACCTTATACTAAATGGCATATCAGCTTCAACCAGGACTTACAAATATTGACCGTAATACACTTCCACCCGAGTGTGCATATGATGGTATCACGGTGTACCCTCAACCAAGTAATTTGAATTATTGCTGCCGCCCAAGTACGATGGAGTATGGTACCGCACCATACATGGCTGGAAAAGGAGCACCTAATCATCTCATAATGGTGGATGATGAACTTCGCCCTCAGAGCACCATGCGATTCAACAAGATTCTGGTTAGGACCTATGAGCGTGACTTTTTTCCTTTACAGGACATGTCACGTATAGGTCCAGCACCCACAATGAAATTTGAGCCTGAGAGTACTCGTGCAATTACACAAAATGCAATGTTTACAGCTAGGTATTGTCACAGTAAATAAAATATTATCAGTCTTTAAAGAATGGCTGATCCATTTTCAATAGCTGCTATACTTGGAATTATTTATGCAGGTCGAAAATTAGGTAATAAAACAGTTCCAGTTCCACTTGAACCAACTTCGTATAGCGCACCAGAAGAATATGGTCAGAATGACGAATCCCGGGACCTTATTCTCAATCAACTCCGACAACCAGGGATGATTAGCGAACCTGTGAATAAAAAACAAGAAACTGGAAACTTTGGTGATATCAACTTTTCTCAATATGTCAATGGCGAACCGACACATGACATGTCGAGCCGATATTTTGTATCCAGTCAAATGAATAATTTGGCACCATCTGAAAAAGTTATGGTTGGTAGAGGTCTTGGTCTAAGTCCCGAGATTCCGGCATCGGGTGGATTTCAGCAGCTGTATCGTGTTAATCCTAATAATGTTGGTGCATACAGGTTGACGCAACTTCCAGGTCGTATCGCTCCTGGTGCGGATACCACGGGATGGCGAACTGGTGAGGTCGGTGAGCTCACTCATTTTGCTCCGAGTAAGACTGCATTTTTACCCACAAGACGTCCAGAGGTTGGAACACGGGCCCAGGGTCAAGGTGGCGCTCTTACTGGTGCAACTATCCGCGAATCCTATGTTAAAACCATGCGCACCACAAATCGTGCCGAAACAACATTACGAACTGATGGGCTGTCTTTTGCACCTGCAAAAAGTATTGTATCTGGGCTTAAATCAAATGATGATCCAACCCGTAACAAGGGCGATCTTCATTTTGAACAGTTTTATCATACGAATAATCCATCGCCTGGTATTCACAGTTTTGTTGGTGGATACACAAATGAACCATCTGTTAGACTCATGGAAGCAGCTGGTGGCAATCCATCGGCTGGGTACACGGCTAAACAACTAGAAAGTTTTGGAATCAAGGTTGATGAAAACCGCGGAAAGGCTGATCGCACCGGAAATGCAGGAAGAATGAATGTTCGTGCAGGTCCGCTTAATCAAGGCGGTTTATTAACCGCTATGCGTACCGATTCAGACAAGTCTGATAACTATCTTGGCCCAGTCAATGGAGGATGGGCCAAACAAAACTATCTAAATAATGAGTTTTATAATTTTAATGCGTACAAGGGTCAACCCAATAGACTGGATCTAAATGTCGCAAAACGACAATTGGCCCAGAATCCTCTTGCTCATTCAATTTCTTAACGAGTAACTGCGTAAATGGAAGACTCGGGTTGTTTTACATCAGGAGACAGTTTGTTGAGTAGCATATAAACTACAATAGAAAGAACTGTTGTAAGAACAGCAGTCAAAACAGTAAATGACCCGCTAGATTTATTAACTTTTATCAAATTTGCAATAATCCAACGAACCACATCCATCCATGCAATTGCTGATGCAAAACTAAATCCGGCAACTACTGCATTGAGAGATTGGGATTCAACAGTCTGAAGGAATGAGTTCATTTTATATTTTACAAGAAATTATTCCACCATAAAATCAAGCTCCTCCTGTAAAACTACAAAGACAGTATTTGGTACCATACATCTTGTACGTTTTAAGGGACACTTCTTTTTACTTCCAACGCTATCAGTATCTGTTTCGGTTTCAGTTTCGGTCACAGTTTCTTCCTCGTCCTCTTCTTCCTCTTCTTCTGATTCTTCATCATCAAACTCATCACAGTACGGTACTGGTACTTCGTCTTCATCTTCGTCATCGCCAAATTTTGTACCAGTATTACCACTTATTGTATTCCACGCCCTGGGTTCTGAATTTCCAATTTGATTAAATTTTTTGAAATTCATACTAATAAGATGTATTTATAGAATCTTTAAGCATACTTTCCATAGGGCTACTGGGTATCCAATCGCTCCATGTGTCACTCGCCTGGTTAATATCATTCATGAGAGAATCATCGCCTGTGTACCGGGTAAATGGTTCATCCTCCTCATCCACTACTTCTAGCGAATCTGTTTCACTGCCGCTTTCACTCTCGTCTTCCTCTTCGTCCTCTGGAAAAAGAGTTCCAATTTGTTTACCGACAAAGTTGCGCGCTGCGTATTTCATGCAGTACTTCATGTCTTCTCCTGTAAGAGTATTTCTTCCACATGCTTTACAGTACTGGCCTGCCAATATCATTGCACTTTCAACGACAGGTTGAATAATATCGGTTGCTGACTTTATAATTTGTTGTTCAATGTCACCCATTTACTAGATGAAATTATTATCCATAAACAAAACTCCCGCGAGGCCATTCTGTACACGTAAAATATTATACGCCTTGGCATAAATGGTTACTGTACGAGCATTTGGGTCTGGTGTTAAATTGAGCCACAAGTTTTGATTAGCGATTCGACTCATGTTAACTTGTCCCGTTGGTACATAGTTTTCTGGATCAATTGCAAAACTATAATTGTAAATAGCCATGTCTGGAAGTCGTGTATGATTATTCAAAAACTGGACTCGTCCCATGTACAAGGCATCTGCAACTGTTGATGATATAAAATCTTCACCATTAAACTGAAAATCTAAATCAACAAGTTGTTGCCCTCCTGTACTTGTATTGTAATAATTCCAATAATCATTGGTAGCTGCTACATTTGAATCTTGAATTGTGAAAAACATTTCCTTGACTGGATTGATAAAGTACAAACGGTACCCATTTAAAGCTGTTACAGTTGCTGGTATCTGAACAGATGCTCGTTGAAGCTGTGTGATTACATAATCAACCTTGGCACTTTGAATGTACCGAACTTCTTCATCACCTAGAAAGACATATTCAACTGGTAGACTTGCCTGGAATGCTGAAAGAGGTGTTGGGGCTATTAAAGTATTATCATTCACTGGAGTTCCTATAATATAAAAACCATAATTGGGCTGAAGTAAAAAGAATAAATCAAAACCTGAGCCATATGCTATACTTGTTGAAGCACCTGGTATACCAACTGGTATAGGCACAAATGTAACACCATCATTAATTGAATATGAATAAATATTTGATATAACTGTATTTGATGCTACAACTGGTGAATTGTTATATATTTGACCATATTTTGATGAATATGCTGAATACGGACCAGTGACATTTACCAACTGTTTTACAAAATTTTCCCCTAATTTATGTGAATACATTGTTCCCGAGGAATCACCTATTATAAAGGCGTCTAGAGTTGGAGACCAAGTTATACTAATATATGTTAATAACGTGTTAAATTCAACATACTCAGTACTAAATCCAAATGTAGGGCTTTTAAAACTTATAAGATTGTAATATCCTAAATTCGTTTCAAATGCAATTGCTAAAAAGTTTATTCCATCTGTTGCTACATTTGAAAAATTATAATCATGTTTATTTATAATTGGATTAAACTTTCCAAATATTCCATTATTAGATATTGTAACTGTATTACTACCAGGTGCTGTATTTTTTGATAATACAATAGTAACACCAGCATTATTCTGTGAAATACAAGATATTACTCCAAGATGAGATGGGGACAAGTTTGACAAGTTGTCAAAATTATTGTTTCCATAATTATAATAATAAACATTTGATGTGTTACCTGCTAATGGGTCTGATATACAGGCAAAAGAAAATACTTGTGGTAACCATGTAACAGTTCTTAAAGGTAAATCACCTGATATAATATCACCCCCAGATACCGAGGCACTAGTCCAGTTTATACCGCTCACGCACTCACAAGTATTTGATACGTATCCACCAGCAATAAGCTGTTCAATAGGTCGAAACTTTATTCTAACCTCAACCTCTTGACGAGTCAAAGCACACAAAGGAATTGAAAGTGCTTCATTTCTTATAAAGTAAAATGGGAGTGGAACAATAAAAGTCCTTGGGTACCATCCATAGGCTGGAGTCGCAAGACCGTATGAAAACTGTTTTGCTGGTCCTAGCCCATAGAGCCCATTATTTGTAGTACCAACCATATATGTAAGAGAGGCTTGTTGAGAATCACTAATAAATGTCTGGTCAAAAATTTGCATATATTCACCAGTGATGCGTTCAATAGTCTGGCCACCAATTACCAAATCTGCATGTTCAATAATGGCATTTCCTATACCATTTGTGTAACCACCCACTGAAAGGGCTGGAAGGACCAAACGAACATATATAGTTCGGATGAGCTGACCATTTCGGGGAATTACTGTATTGACCCAACTTCCAAAATCTATATTTGTCTGGTAAAATGTTGTATCCAAAATTTCAAGGGCAAACTTTGTATGACGATTAAATTTTTTTATAAAGTAACTCACATCTGGATTACCAGTTAAAAACTGGTCTTGAATACCAACTGCTGCAAGTTGTACACGTCCACTAGACATTACTAATAATAGGTAAGATAAAGTTTAAACCCTTTTATTAATAAATGAAGATTTATACTAAAACTGGTGACAAGGGTGAAAGTTCCTTGTATAATGGAACTCGTTTACCTAAATCATCTGAATATTTTCAAGCACTCGGTGACCTGGATGAACTAAATGCTCTTTTAGCAATGGTCCGAGCACTTTGGCGAGAAAATATTGTCACAACACCCGACCCTCTATATGAATGGTACTCTCTTGGTATAATGGTGGAAGAAATTCAAAAAAATTTAATGGATATTTCTTCAACTATTGCAACACCTGAGTGTGGGGACAAATTTTTCAATCCAGCCTGGGTTGATAAGATTGAAAATCAAATTGATAGGTTTGCATTCTTGTTACCACCTCTCACAAAGTTTGTAGTTCCATCTGGTAATAAATTATCGGCAAGTATTCATATTGCACGAGCTGTGTGCCGTCGCGCTGAACGAGTAATGATAGTAATCATAGAACCAGGATGTCCATCTCACGTGTACATAAATCGACTTTCAGATTATTTATTCATGCTGTCCCGTTTTGTATGTATGACACTTGGAATTAATGAAGATTTAAAAAATTAGTACACATAAATGTGGTGTTGTTTTAAGATATCAAAAGTCCCTGAAATGCCCGAGATTCCTCCACAAGAGGTTCCGGAAAAAGTTTCTTGTTGCTTGGAAGACCCCCCGACTCCTATTACAGAAACTCTTGAAATTATCATAGCAGCAAATATGGTTGAACCTTTTATTTTAGATCATTCAACAATTTCAATGGAACCTTGTGAAATAACTGAAAACTAAATTCCTATGTAAAGTCTAATGAGCAGCAAGCTTCAATTACGAAAGTTTAATCCAGCGACAATGGCGGATGATAAGATTTGTGTTTTTATTGGAAAAAGAAATACTGGTAAATCTGTTTTGGTGACTGATATTTTATATCACAAGAAACATCTTCCAGCAGGAATAGTCATGTCAGCAACGGAAGATGGAAATCATCACTATAAACAGTTTGTTCCAGACTTATTCATATATGGGGATTATGATCGCGATGCGATTGAACGGGTCCTGGCTCGGCAAAAGGTAATGGTGAGTCAGGGACGTCAAAATTGTGGGGCATTCATGTTGCTAGATGATTGTATGTATGACCGTAAATTCATGAAAGATACGTGTATTCGACAGTGTTTCATGAATGGGAGACACTGGAAGATTTTCTTTATGTTGACCATGCAGTACTGTATGGACTTGTCCCCAGACCTTAGAGCAAATATTGATTATATATTTATACTTCGTGAAAATATTTTACAAAATAGAGAAAAGATTTATAAAAACTTTTTTGGAATATTTCCAACCTTTGAAATGTTTAATCAAGTTATGAATTCGTGTACCGAAAACTTTGAATGTCTCGTACTTGATAACACTTCACGAAGTAACAAGATTGAAGATTGTGTTTTTTGGTACAAGGCTAAATTGCACAATAACTTTAGAATTGGGTCGCCGGCACTTTGGGCTTTTCATCAAAAGAATTATAATTCGAGACATGATACTGAACCAGTTGTTCGAAGTGCTCAGCCCAAGGTGAGAGTTCCATCGGTTGTAGTTGTTAAAAAGCGATGATTTTTTTTGATAATCGCCAATTCTTTATATTTGAGTTATTAAAACATTTGAAATACCAATAGAAAATTCCCTTATAGAATTAACAAATGAAAAACCAAATACATCATCTTTTACAACATTAAAATTAAATAATATAGTATTATTTCCATTTGGTATAGATATATATTCAGTAGGATTAGTACCAGTAAAATTAGAATTATTTATCTTAAACTTTAAATTTGTATTATTATTAGAAAAAGTTACAATTACTTGATAATTACCACCTTTAATTATTTTAAAATTTGAAGACATATCACCGACTGTATTTTTAAAAATAGTTAATTCAATAGATTCATCTGATATTTTAGTAATTTTAGTAATTACAGGAAATGAAAAATAATCATCACTTTTAATACGAGTTCCAGTAGTTTTACTAGTTTTTGTTACATTAAATGGATTATAAATTGTTGGAGGTAATGGGTCTGATTTTTCACAAAACCATTTAAAAGATTTTAAAGTATCATTGTATTGACATGTAACTGATTTACAATTATAATCATTATAATCATCTGGTTTTTTACCACATACTTTATTTATATCTTCACAAATTAAATCTGAATCAGCTGATGGACAAAATGGCGCCTGTCCAGCTGGACAATTATTTTTATTAGGTATTATACATTTTGCACGATTTACAATAAACCAGATAGTTCCTATTCCTGCTAGTGCCAAAATAATTATAAATACTACTACATCAATTCTAAACTTCATTATTATATGCGCTTACTTTTATTTGATAAAAACTTTGTAATCATTAATGGATGGAATTAGTACAATGAACCTGAATGACATGGGCGGCGATTCTATGACTCCCTTGTTCCAGACCCAACCGAGCCAGTCCGCTCCTCCATCAACAACACCACCAAAAATGGATTTTTCTTATAAACCCAATGTGACATTCCCGCAACAAAATCCTCCTGAAAAAAATATAAGTAAACCCAAAGGAATGGACTCTACACCTATTAGTGATATTATGCCAGGAGAAGATATGCTTGGTCCAGCTGGTGGTGGTCCAGACCCCCGATTTATGATGGCTCAGCAGCCCATGTTTTCTCAGCAGCAGATGCCCATGCCTCAGGGTTACCAACAGCAACAAAAACCAACAGTCGAAAGCAAGAACCCTATGAACTTGACGGATGATCAGGTTGAGGCGCTTTTGGCTGGTGTGGTTGCTCTTATTGCATTCTCTGGCTTTGCTCAGGACAAGCTGTCCACTATGATTCCTAAATTTCTTAACGAGGCTGGTAAACAATCTACGGTTGGAATGCTGGTGACTGCCCTGTTGGCTGCCGTTCTATTCTACTTTGGTCGTCGATTTGTTATCAAGGATTAAATAACTGCATTGTTATACATATTCATAAAGTTAGTTGATAAAATTACCATGGTGAAAGCAAAGGTTCCAATTGGAACCATTGTCAAGATTATTTCATTTGTTTTACCCTTTCCTAATGTAGAATTTAGAATAAGTGATATACCAAGTGCAGCTATTGATGAAAGCATTATTACTGGGTAAGAAATCCAAAATGAACCATTTCGTGATAGATAGGCGAGTATAGTAGGGTAAACAGTTGTAAGTAATACAAGGGAAACAGTTTGATTAACAGTTTTAAAATATGAAATTAAACTTGGCATCAACATAACAACAGTCCACATAAGAACACCAATAAACATTTGTCCAAACGAAACTTGCATTTATATTTACAAAGTAAATTAATTTAGTCCTGAATGAATTGACCACAGAATGCTTTACGTTCTGGAATTCTTTCATATATACCAAGATTTGTACACATACTTCTCAATTCCGAAAAGTTTTTCCAAAACTGTTCAGAATGTGAATACTCCTCTACTGTTGAATGACTCAATTCGTGTAATAATACATGAAAAATATCATTGGGACTACCATTCAAACACAAACCAATTTCATACCCCTTGTTTGAATTGTATCCAAGTTCCCCTGCCTCTTTGCCTGCTAATAAAATTGGTGTTTTCAAAACGTAAAACTTTTCCGGGACACTTGGTTCGTTCTTTATATATTCACGAAGAATCTTGTACCTTCGTTTGACTTCGGTTAGATTTTTGGGTTCACGAACATTCCAAATGAGGTACACATCTACAAGAACCAGAACCAGAATAAGAAGCCACGTTTTCATTAATCTTTACGAACAAAAATAAACTGTGAATACATTTTTGAAAGTGGGTTTCCTATTAGGCTCTGCCAAGATTCAAGTTGAATACCTTGTTCCCAAAGTTCAGTAATGAGAAGGTCCTTGTAGGCAATAGGTTCAGATTTGGTACCATCTGCATAAAACGGAGTATCTTCAAGATGTACAAAAAGTTTTTCACCAAAGTTTCCATACCCAGTATCATCCTTCCGAATCATAAAGTTTCCAAGTGGGTCATGAAATGGTGTTCCCATGAGTACAGACTCTGAATCTGGAATTACCCCTATAAGTTTTCCACCGGTGCGTAACCGGTCTTTGATGGCCCGAATACTAGTTTTAAAAAGTTTGTAATTTTCAAAGATGTAATGAAGAGAAAAGTTGTAACAGATTATATCATATTTTTTATTAGAGGGACAAGCTAAGATGTCACCATGATAAAAGTTGGGGACAATCTTCATTTTTGATGCACGAGACTTGGCTTCAACTAGAGCCTCGGTACTTGGATCACACATGTCCAGATTTCGGACTCCTACATGTATCCACTTTTGTAGATCACCCCCGAACCCACAGCCAACATCCAAAACGGTGCTTCCAGATTGGGTAGCGTTTTGGATGAGCTGACGTTTTACCAAGTTGTGATACGCTCGTATTTCCTCCATCTTTTATTAATTAGTTAATCATTTCTCTAACTGTACACAATCCATTAGACCAAATTTGTCGAGTTATTAAATAATTATGGTATAAATCAAATGGTTTAAAATTTTTTTCTGTTCTAATAATTGTCACTTCTTCTTGTGTTATATTATATTTTTCAAGTGTTTGTAGATTTGCTTTATAGTCAAAAAAATTATTTATTTTGCTTAAAATTTTATTTCTATTTCCATTAAATACATTAAATGGATCTAATCTAAACTTTTTCATATAATCTTTAGATGTTATCTTTAAGATTTTTTTTCTTTCATAAAGTTTTGAAAATTCATCAATAGAATATTGTGAACCCATTGACTTGTTACATTTTGAACAAATTGGTCGAAGATTATCAATATTAGTAGTACCACCTTTAGACTCTGGAATATTATGACCAACTTCAAATGTAAATGGTGTAAGTATATTTTCACACCATATTACCATACATTTATGGTTAAAATTATTATTGTTATAATTAATCCATACTTGTTCTTTTAATGCAGATGGAATTTTTTTTTTTTTTTAATATAAATTTTCATTTTTTTTTAAATTTTAAAAT